GGCCGATTTTAGGCTGAATGCCTTAGGGGGTCGCAAAGCGGCCCTCTAGAGAAGCCGAGCTCGAAACTTAACTATCTGAAATATAATCAGAATTTTGGTAGCGGAGGTGCGTTGCCGGCAATCCCCCCAAGATGTTCGCTTTATAATTTCCAGGCTCTCGGCCTGATTGATAATCGTCGTTTGGGCACCTAACGTCGCGAATGGGGTCGGTTTCAGACAGACCGCTGCAGCGGGCCGCAAGAATAGCCGCCATTACAAGCTTGGAGCGGGTAGCGGGCGCTGCACCGTTGTGTCGAACCCTTGAAATAATTGGAGAAACAAGGTTTGGAGCGGATCTGGTGGCCCAGCTGGTGGCCCCGGATCCGCTCCATCAGTAATAACCCCACTTCCAGAGCTGCACCACCTTGGTGCCGGCCGGCCGACGCAGGCGCAGCACACCTTTATCCAAGGAAGTGGGGATATAGAAACGAACAGACATACGGCCGACCTGACCGCACTGGCCACAGGACGCCGGCGGCTCATATGCCTTCATCTCCGGCCCCAGACAGTGACCACGTCCGAAGCCAGGAAGGCAGTTTCGCGTTTGCAGGCATTGCAGCGTTATATGACTACGCGGCCTTCCTCGGCCGCATGCTTAAGTCGATAAGCTTCGATCTTGCGCCAGCTTGGCGTCATGCACATGGCAACCCCGTTCGCTAGGGCGCGCTTCCATGCCATGAACATACGCGGAACAAGCTGTCAGCTTGATCGCTACTTTGGCGCCGGCGGCAACTCTGCTAAGGGCGCAAAACTTCCGCCCCGGCGGGAATGACAAGCCTCGCCATCTGGCAATTATGTTGGGTTTAAGACGGCATACAAAAGAACCGCATTTTACTAAAACTGCGGAGTTTTGGCTGCAGTTCAGAAACCATTGCGCCGTGCAGATGCAAGCGGGTGCCGCTATGGAAACACTCGATTAACGACCGCCGGTCACTCTTGCCCGCAATAACCACGAGGGGGCGGCGGCTGCCGTTGGACAATTGAAACATCACAATCAAATATTGGCTTTGGCTCTTCCCATCCTTTTCCATTGCTTTGCAAACACTGCCGCATATGCCGATGACTGGGTGGCGGAGCGGCTTCGTGGCTCGGTACTCGTCCTTCAGGGAGAAGAATGGGTGGCTCTTCAACGCGGTGATATCGTCTCGGACGACAGCTACATAAAGACCCTAGGAAATGGCCGGGTAACGTTTGCCCGCAGTGCGGAAACCATTGAAGTCTCTGGACATTCGATGATCCAGATCATCGACCGGGATGGCGAAAAATTTACAAACGTTCATCAGCACTATGGTCAAATCGCCGTAGAGGCAGAAAAGCGGGACGTGAAACACTTTGGCGTCTTGACCCCTTACATGGCTGCCGTGGTCAAGGGGACGGAATTTGTCGTCAAGAGCACAAGCGCGGGTGCAAGTGTATCGGTCGATCGCGGTCAGGTGAGCGTAGCGGATCCGGACACCGGCACGAACGTTGATATCACGCCCGGGCAATCCACCACCGTCGATCCAGCTGGACGCTTCGCTGTTGCTGCAACCGGCGGCGCTCCTTTGCCAGTTATTCGCGACGCTGCGGGAGTGGCCGTCGATGGCGATGCCGCCGGCAATGGCAACGGCAAAGCCGGCGGAAACGGCAACGGCAATGCCGGTGGAAACGGCAACGGCAATGCCGGTGGAAACGGCAACAGCAATGCCGGCGGAAACGGCAACAGCAATGCCGGCGGAAACGGCAACAGCAATGCCGGTGGAAACGGCAACAGCAATGCCGGCGGAAACGGCAACAGCAATGCCGGTGGAAACGGCAACAGCAATGCCGGCGGAAACGGTAACAGCAACGCCGGCGGAAACGGTAACAGCAACGCCGGCGGAAACGGCAATAGGTAGAAGCATCAGGAGTTAAATTGTTAACGCTTGGCCGTTAGGCTTTGGCGCGTCCCGCTTGGAGTCAAAATATGCCGGTAATTCAACTCACTAGCGCGGTTGGCGTTGGCCGCGCCGCAATCTGGGTAAACACAGACCATATTGTCTCTTTTTCTAGTCAAACCGGAGGCGGATGTCAGTTGAAAATGACCGGCAGTAACAGCATCATCGCGGTGATTGAGAAACCCGAAGTTATCGCTCAGCGGATTAATGAGGCCGGGCCGTCGCTAGCCCCCGCACGTACCGCTGGACCCGCGACCTCGTAGCATTGGGGCGCCGGGCTGCGCACGGGCCAGGACGCATAGAAACTGCGGTCCCCGGACCGCCCTGTTCGCGGGATTAGATGCTCGCACAAGCAGCAAGCTCGCCACCAACAATTTCTTTCCTGGACCACGACAAGAACTTTGCCCAAATCAACCCGGTTCATTACAGTCGTCCAATGCAATGCCCCATTAATCCGATGTTAACCTTAGCGACAAATGACTGGTGATGTATCAAGACCAATGCGTCTTCGACAGAGTTAGAAAGGCATGGTTGTTTCGTGACAGGAAACCAGCGTTATGCCGTCGACCTACTTAATCGCCAGAGACCATCTTCAACGAGCGCATGCCGTACTGCGACATGAAGATGGTCGCAGTGCTGAACTTCGCCACATCATCGAGCAGATGATAAATCTTCTAGACCGGATTGAAACACCGGCTTCTGGGCGAGAAACGAATGTGGTCAGCTTAGATAATTATCGCGACAGAAGGGTTCCGTAGCCTCAAGCGCGCTTTGTGATGGGCGCAAAGGCTGCCGGCGGAGTTCCTGCCAGCTCCAGTTGCGTTCGATGGCCTTTAGTTCGGCAGCGGTGAACCGTTGCGGAGATCCGTTGGCAGAAACTTGCTGTTTAACGAGACAGACGAAGCTCAGACAGTTGATTAGCGATTTGCTCGAAGATGTCATCCAATTCACTTGGGACCTCTGGCATGTACCAATAGCCCGGACCACTGGAGCAGGCTTTGAGTACGTTTTCCGTCGATGCGCTCGGGACCGAAAGACCACTGATGTAGATTCTAATCCCGAGGTTCTTTGCGTTCTCGCAGGTGTCGAGTCTTTCTCGCCTCCCCACATTTCCTGACCCAAGCTACCGGATGTGGCTAGATACCATCGCGCAAACGTCTGATCTGCACCCTGGAAAAATCAAGGGAGCGGCTTCCACCGACACGATGTTGTGCCCTCAGCAGACTAAAAAAGACGCACACTATTCTCCTCGTCTCGATAGTTGATGTTATTTTCATTAATCATCTATACAGAGCTCACCTCTCCCAAACAAAGAACTCACGATGTACGGGACCGCGGCCGGGTCATCAGCAGGGCATCGAGCCGTGAAGTCAGATTCTCGATCGCCGTTTCGACCTTGCCCAGGGCGCGCGACACTTCGGCCCCGGTCACGTAGTTTTCGGCCGCATAGAGCTTGTGCGCCTCAAGCGACCGGCGCAGCGCCTCGATCTCCTTATCACGCCTTGCCATTTGCCCCAGCACCCAGCGAATAATGCCCCAGGCGGTGCCCCAGATCGCCAGCAGCGCCGTGACCAGCGCCAGTGCCAGCTCAAGAGTTAAGACCACGCGCCACCCCTATGGTTTCCAGCCGCAAATGCGTTCGCCGCTTTCGTTGAGAACGATCAGCTGGTCCTTTTCGCCATCGGTCCATCGCTCACTGGCGCCGGGATCCGGCCGGAAGGCGCCGACGCTGCAGAGCGAACCCGCATGCGCACCACAGCCGGCGAGCAGCAGAGCCAGGCCGGCGGCCATGACTATTTTGACCATCGATCGAACCTCCGATCACGCTCGGCCTTGCCCTCGGGCGATGCCGGGATGGCGCGCACATCTTCCTTGATTTCATGAATGGTCTGCCGGGCCTGGTCGTCGGCCTTGTGCTGCTTGACCCGCTCGGCCGTGACGCCGGCTTTGCGGCCCCGCGCATAGACCGAGGCCACCCCGCCAGCGAACAGTGCCGCCAGCAGACCGTTAAGGCCGAAATAGATCCACAGCACCAGGCCGATCGGTAAGGCAGCAGCCAGCGGCCACCACCAGGGCAAGAGATCGAGCGCGGCGGTCATGGCGAGATCCCCGCCAGACAAATCTCACGATCGCCGATGCGGGCCTGGTCGCCATTCTCGCGCCGCAACACCAGGCCGCGCACCACGCGACCGCCGGCGCGGTTAAACCAGGTCATGGCCTCGCAAGCGCCGTCCCAATCCTTGGCGGCGGCGCGCTTGGCGGCCGTCGATCGACAGACCGCGCCGGTCCCCACATTATAGGCCAAGTCGAGAAACGACGCCTGCACGCTGAACGGCACGCCGGCAAAGCCAGGGATGCACGCGGCGATCGGCCGGTGATAGTCGCGATCCATGCGCTTTAGCAGCATGTCCAGACATTGCTGATCGGTGTAGCTATCGCCGCGTTTAACGCCCTGCGTTTCGCCATAGCAGACCGTCCACACCCCGCCCAGGCTGTCCCAATAGGCGACATTGCGTTTCGATTCCCACGGCATGGTCAAAGTGGTTGCCGTGAACATGACTAGCGACATGCCGGCGGCCGCCGCTGCGGCCAGGGCCGCTTTTGCTCGCCTGCTCATGTCAAAGTCCTTTCTGCGCCATCAGCCGCGCGATCGCGGCCAGCACATTGATGAAAAAGATCAGGGCGAAGAATGTGCCCGGCTGCAGCGGCAGTGCGCCGTGCAGATAGGGCAAGGCAATTTCCAAAGCCCCCAGGATGATCGCCAGCGCCAAAAGCTTCAGCGACCAGGCGCGCGCGATCAGCGCCCGCCAGTTCGAAACCAGTTTCACGTCATATCCCCGATGTTGATGGAAGGTGCGGCCGCGCCCGGCCGTTCACGCTGGCGTCAGCCGAGCGTGTCATGCGCCGGCAGCGCGAAAGATGGCTGCGCCGCCGACCCGGCCTTGCGGCCGTCTTTGCCGGCGCCTGCGCCGGGTTGTTTCAATTCCAGGCTGGTGACAGAAGCGCCGGTGCGGCTGGCGGTGTGCGTGATCGATGAAATCACATATTCGCCATCGACCCCGGTGCGGGCACCCGAGATCCGGCAAACGCCCTCGACCACGGCAGACAGCGCCAGATCAAGCTTGACCGTGCCAGTGCCGCCCTCGCGATCGTTTTCGCGGCCGCGCGCATCCAGCACCGCATCCGCCTCGGCCTCGTCGGCCAGGGTCGGGCGCAGCACATTGAGGGCCGGGATCTCGACCCCGTTGCCGAATTCGAGATCCTTGATCTTGAACGCGGCCGAAGCCCGATCAAACCAGTGCGCCCTGCCCCCGGCAAATTGCCGGCGCGGCTGGCGCGGCGTGATCGACCAATCAATCAGGTTGTCGCCATAGATCGCCTCGGTCACACCGAGGGCTTGGGCACCTTGGGCTGCGAACACCGCCTGATCGCCCCGGATCTTGAAGGTGGCGCCATATTTGCGCGCCAGGCGCTGCCCGGCCGAAATCAGGCTGTCCCCATCGGCCGCCCAATAGTCTTGCGCGATCGCCGCCAGCTGCGGATCCACCTTGATCGAGAGGCCCGAGCGCTCGGCCAGCTTGCCGAGAAAACCGCCCAGATCGGCATCGTCCAGGTGAAAGCGCTGCGGCTCCTTTGCCTTGCCGCCGGTATCAAAGCCCTTGGCCTGGACGCGCAGCACGCGGCCGGCGCTACGGCTGCCGCTGCTTTGCACCGTCTCGACAAAGCCAGCGAACACCCTGGCACCATTGATCCGCACCAGCACCGGGCTGCGCTTGGCCGGCAGCCGGATCTGGCCGGCGCTATCGTCCAGCTCAAGGCTGCAGCTGTCCGATGCTTCGCCATCGCGATCGGTCACGGTGATGGACTGCAGCACCGGCCGCCAGGCAGCGGTCAGATCCTGGCCGGCGATTTCCACCTGCCAATCGACTTGCCATTTGTCTTTGCTGGGCATGGCCTAACCTTCCCCGAACAGATCCAGCACCGGCACCGGCTGGCTGGCGGATTTCGGCGCATATTCGGGCAGCAGCACCGTTGTGCCGATCGGGATTTCGGCGCCGGCGGCGGCCAGCCCCGGATTGGCCTCAAGCGTCTGTTCGAGCAGCGCCGGCCCATCTGCCCCGAATTTCCGCCACAGCAGCAAATCGAGCATGGTGCGCGGCCGCGTGACCGTGATCGCTTCCATCATCAAAGCACCTCAAACAAAGAGAGCAGCATGCCGACCAGGCCGCCGCCTTGCGCGCTGCCCAGGGCGCCATCGGTATCGACCTTCACCAGCTCAAGCGTGTAAGCCACCACGAACCCGATCCCGAGCATGGTCAGATCCTTGTGCTGCTCGGTCACGGACTCGATCGCATACCAGCCCAGCACTTTGCCATCGCCCCGCATCACCGGCACCTTGGTGCCGGCGCTTGAGAGCGCGTGCAGCTGGTCGATCTGGGGCAGACCGCCAAGCTTGGTTGGCAGTACCCGGCCGGTGATGGTGATGCCCTGGTCGGCCTCGCCCATATATTCACGCGGCTGCAGGCCACCCATAACCGGCTTGGCGGCAAGATCCGCACCAGAGTTGCGGTTGAAGCCTTCCGGCCCGAGCGGAAAGGTATCGATGCCCACAGGGCCGACTTGAAACAGCATGGCTAACCCCCAAACTCGACATCGGCAAAAATGCCGCCCATGGCCTCGCGCAGCTTGGCTTCAAGCGTGCGCATGACTTCCTCGGCCGTGGCGCGCGGATCCTGCCCGCCAGGCACAATGATGTTGCCAAAACTGACCGAAACCGGCGGCATCGAGCGCCCGCTCTGGCCAAGCATGGCGGCGGTTTCGTCGGCCGTGTGGACATAACCGCCCCGGCCGGGCGTGATCAGCTCGGGACCATATTCGCCCACCAGATAGGTCTTGCCGCCCAGGATCGAACCGCCCACCGCCTTGCCGGGCACCGTCATGGGCACAGGCAAATCGGGATAGGCCGGATTGTATTGCGGCGCCGGCCCAACTACAGGCGCGGCGCCGCCACCGAACGGGTTAAGCCCGGCAATTGCCGACCCAAGCCCCTCGACCATATTCGGGATGATCGATTTCATCCCTTCCCAGATCGAATTCATCAGGCTCACACCGATGCCGACCCAATCGATCGACTGGAACGCCTCGGCAATGCGCTGCCCGATATCGGCAAATTGCTGGATCACCGCATCGGCCATGCCCGAAACGCCGGTGGCGATATGGGTCGGCAGCTCCGCAAACCAGTCAATGATCGCCTGGCCGCGCTCGACCACCGCCACGATCGCTTCGCCCACGGCCGTGCCGACCGCATTGCCCCAGCCGGCCCAATCCTCGGCACTGGCATCGACCGGCCCCAAAAGCCCGGTGACCCAATCCAGGATCTTCTGGCCGGCATCGATCACCGGCTGGATCACCGGCATCAGCGGCTCAAGCGCCGCCATCATGGCCGAGCCTAGCGCTTCAAAGAACGCGCCCAGGCCCTCCCAATTGTTATAAATCCACGTTCCGGCTGCAGCGACGGCGGCCAGCACCAGGCCAATGCCCGAGAGCATCAGCGCCATGCGCAAAGCCATCACCGCATTCTTGACCAGGTTTAGCGGATTGATCAGCGCCAGAAACCCGATGGCGCCGCGCACCATCATCAGTGCCGTGTCCAGCACCGCGCCCTTGAGAAACAGGAACGCCCAGCGCGAAGCCAGCGTGACCACGCGCAGCGCGACCAGCCCGCCGAGCATGGCAGCGATCGCCTGCACGATATGGGGATTGGCCGCGATCCAGTCGGACATGGCGCCCAGCCATGGGCCGACCGCTGCGGCGGCCGCATTGATGGCCGGCAAGAGCGCATTGCCTATGGCCATAGCCACATCGTCCACCTGGTTTTTGAGCCGCTGCAGGTTGAATTCGGTTGTCGCCGCTCGGCGCGCGAATTCGGCTTGGACGCTGCCGGCATAGGCTGTCTCGTCAGAAACCAACCCCAGCGTGCGTTCCAGCAGCTCGACATTGTTCAAGAGCGGCGCCAGGGCGCGCGCTTCATCCCCGAACAGATCCGACATGACCGTTGCCTGCATATACTCGGGCAGCTGGCCGAGGCGTTTCACCACCTCAAGCGTGGTGCCCACGGCATCCTCTTGCATGGCCTTGGCGACCTTGCCCGAATCCAGTCCAAGGGTCCGGTAAGCCTCTTTGACGCTTTTGGTTGCGCCGGCCCCTTTGGTCAGGGCGCGGCCCATATTGCGAAAGGACGTTGCGGCCACCTCGGTTTCGGCGCCGGCCGAGATCATGGCCGAGCCAAAGGCCAGCGACTGCTCTTTGCTAAAACCATAGAACTCGCCCTGGCTGGCCACGCGGCGAGCAAAATTGGTCAGATCCGGCGCCGTCGATGCGGTCTGGTCCGACAGATGATTGATGGCGTCGGCATAGGCCATGGTCTCGGCCGTCGAGAGGCGTAGGGCCTCGCGTAGCTTGGCCAGATCTTCGCCTGCCTGCGCACCGGACACACCCCAGGCGAGAGCCGCCTTTGCGGTCATGCGCGTAAAGTCCACCAGGTCGGCATCGCCCACGCCCGAGGCGGCCGCGTTCTCGGCCAGGGCGGCCAGCTCGGTGACCGCCATCGGAATTTCCGAGCGCGCCAGGTCGCGCAGATCCCGGCCGAATTCATCAAGGCCCGAGGCGTCGAATCCGGACACCTTGGCCACATCGGCCATGGCGCTTTCGAACTCGATCGCCTTCTGCACTGGCGCCGACAGAGCGCGGGCCATCACATAGGCGGCGGCGGCCGTGTCGAGCATGCGGCCGCGCATATCGTTGAGCTGCATGGCATTGGCGCGGCTGGCACGCTGCAGATCCTTTACCGAGCGCGCTACACCACGCGCCGGCGCCGTGAACTGATCGATAAGCGAGACAATCAGCTTTGAAGTCAAAACGGCCATAGTGGACTTTCCATACATACACCGCTATCGGTTACACACCGAAAGGGAGGGCTTTCATTTGAGACTATTTGGAATACTGGCCATCACGGCCGGCCTTATGACTCACGCATCTGCGCAAAGCTTTGACAGCATGCAAATTGCGATGGATCTCGGATCTGTTCTGGGATCAGAAGAAGCGTGCGGGCTCGAGTTTGATCAATCGGCAATTGCAGGCTTCATCGAAGACAAAGTGGCAGCTGACGACATGAGTTTTGCCAGCAATTTGCAGACCATGACCATGGGTCAGGAGTACCAGCTGGCCGACTACTCCAAATCAGCCCTGACCGCTCATTGCACCCAGATTTCGCGCGTTGCGAAGTCGTACGGCTTTACATACTAGGAGACGCCAATGTCCGAGATCTCGCACCTCAGGGCCTCCCGCTTTAAAGCCGAGTTCGGCGTTGTCGACACGATCGGCGTGGTCATCATCTGGATCCTGCTGTCCATTGTGACCCTGGGGCTCGCGCTCTTTGTCTTCCCCTATTACTTGAACAAGGATGTCATCAACAAAACCAAGGTCCTCGATAGCAGCGGTAGGGAGATCGGACGCCTAAATTGCCGATTTAATCTCGCCTCGTCGATCGGCCACGTGATCATCTGGATCATTCTAATCCTGGTGACGCTCGGCATCGCGGCGTTCTTCTATGCATTTCGGATTGTCCGCGTTGTCTTGAACGAGACGGAAATCGAATACTACGACCGCTAAGCGGTAGCCGGGGCGCTTAACTGCGCCTCGGCCGCTCGCGCGCGAGCTGCTGGGAAAGGGAGCGCGAATAGCTCAAGAGCTTGTCGATCTCCCAATCCTCAACCGCGTCGATCGATGTGTTTGTATGCCTGGCGATCGCCAGGATCACATCGCGCCAGGCGACCGCCGGCCCTTCTTTTTCGGCGCCGCTGGCTTCGGCAACTTTCCCATAAGGGGCGCCACCTTCGCCCCGATTATGGCCATATCTTCCATGTCCAAATCAAGAATCACCGCCAGCGGCACATCGGCCAGGGCGGCAAAGATCTGATAGCCGGCGCGCACCTCGCTATCCTCGCCCTCCCCCACCAGCGCATCGCGCGCTTTCATGCGGCGGAACGTGAGGGTCGAATAGGTCTTGCCCTCGACCGTCACCGGATGCTTGAGCGGCACGTCAACCTTGCTCGGGCTGCTGGTCATGTCTTAGGCTCCCAGCGCCTGGCGGATATCTTCGAAATGGTCCACGCCATCAAAGCGCAGCACCCGTTCGAACACGTCCACATAATACAGCTCTTTGTCGCCCAGGCTGAACTCGATGTGCGTCACTTCCTTGAAAGTGTAGTTGCACCCCTGCAGCTCGGCCGGATCGCTTTCGCCCGGTTCATAATTGGCGATCGCTCCTTCAATGATGCACCGGGCGCCGATCGTGGATCCGCCGCCAGGGCCGACCTGGCGATAGGCGCCGGCCATAACCCAACGGCCGCGCTTGCCCAGCCCGCCGAAAATGTCGAGATCAAGCCCCTTGCTCGACCATTTCGGCTCGGCCGCATTCAACCGCGGTTGCACGAAATTGACCGCCATGACGCTGCCACCGGGCGAGAATTCGCTGGCCACAAAGTCCAGGCCCGGCAGGGTCAGTTTTTCGATCGTGGTGGCGCGCGAGCTGCCCTCGACTTCGGCGCGGCGAACATCGACAGCGGCCAGCTGATAAAACGGCTGCATTCTTAAACCTCAATGTTTGGATGGATGGACCAGGCGGCACCGCCGCCCGGTATGGGTTGCGCCGATCAGGCTTCGCTGGCTGCGTTCTGGCGGGCGATGATTTCATTCACCAGGCTATCCAGCGCCGGGCGGAAACGCGCCACAACGTGGTTGGCCACCTTGAAGGCTGGCGCCGGCTCGATCCCCAGATTGAGGGTCAGATGGCCCAGGCGAATGTTTTCGGGACTGTTCGGATTCTTCTTGAAGGTCACATCGGATCCCAAGATATCGTCGGCCACCTTGTGGTCGCGCAGCATGAACTTGATCGAGTTGATCCACGCTTCCACCGTATCGGCCGAGATCTTGCGGCCGAGGAATTGGCGCGTAATTTCCATGATCTTTACGGTGATGTAATCGGCGCCGCGCACCTGGTGGATCTGCTTCCACAATTCGCCAGTGGTGCAGTTATCAGTGCCGATAAACAGGAAACCGCCATCGGCCACGGCGCCATCGACACCGCTTTCGCCCTGGACCACCACCGAGATCTCGCTTTCGAGCATCTGCTGGCCTTCAGTCGAGCCATCGAGCAGCGAAAACGGGATCTTGCGCGAGGTGCCCGATAGCCCGAACAGCGCCCGGTTGGCGAACGGGTTGAACGGCTTGCCGCCATGCTGGTTATCGATGCGGATCATCAGGCCGACCACATAAGGCCCCATGGCGCGGGTCACCAGCACATCGTCGATATAGGCGCGGGCGGCCACACCCACCGGCAAGATGCGTTCCGAGCTGAATGCCTCGCGCTGCGAAATTGCGTCGGCCTTGGAGTCAGGATCCACATCGACAGGCGCCACGGCCAGCAGCTTTTCGCAGGCGATTTCAAGCGCCGCCCAGATCGGGTTAGGCGTCTCGCTGTCGAGCTGCCAGCTGGTGCGGCCAGCCCAGATGATGCGCGGGGTCGCGCCGGTGGCCGAGGCAATAGCCGAAACCGATTCCGGTGCCAGGGCCGCCGCGATATTGGCGGCCGTGGCGGCCGCATCGACCCCCTCGGCCACGCGAATGATCGTCAGATCCGCGCCGGCATTGAGGCCCCCGAGCTGCGCGTGAATGGCGGCCGCAGCATCGCGCAACAGGCCAGTGCCCAGCTCGGTCATTTTGGTGGCGTCACTGGTCGAGATCCGCACCGGCGTGCCCAGCGGATAGGTCACCGCGTTGGCATCGTCCGAAGTCTCGACGATCAGCGCCTTGGAAAAGTCCGCACCGAGGGCCGGGACGGCCTCGGTTTCTGGGCGCGAAAAGGTCATTCCGAAAACCGGGCTGGTCATCGGGCATTCTCCTAAGTTTGAAGGTGTTGCGAAAAGTCAGCGGCTAAACCAGCCATAGGCGACGACACCGGCGAACATCGCCAAGGCCCGCCAACGATCAACGCCCAGGATCTTGAGGGCGTCGAAAAAGAGCGCGTGCGCTGTCATCTTGTCGAAACCGACCCAGGACAGCAGAAAGTCATGCAACACGGCCGCAGCCGCATATTGCGGTTCGAACGGGGGAAACAGCCACCAGAGCCAGCGCGGCACCGTGGCCAGATCCGTGGAAAAGCCCGCCGGCACCGTGACGGTCAGGCCCGAACCTTTCAGCCCGATATCAAAAGAAAAAGGGCGCTCCGTCCGGTAGCGCCCTTTTCCATCTGGTGTGATCACCAGCGGCTCGGTGAAGCTGCTCAAATCAGACCCCCGCCGCCTCGCGCCATTCTGACAGCTCGGTGGCCGCCTCGGATTGAATGACGAACAGGGCATCCATGTTTTCGGCCGCCTCGATCCGATCGGACACCCGCGCTCGCAACCCGTTCACATAGGCCGACAGGGCCGCCCAGGCGTCCGCATTGGCCTTGACGGCCGCCGCCTTGTCCTGCAGCTGCGCAAGCCGCTCGGCATCGTCCGCAGCGGGGCCGAAATGCACTTCGGTAACCGAGAGCAGAAACGGCGCCACGGCCGAGGCGGCCGGCAGATCCGGCGCCTCAAGCGCCAGCAGCGCCTCGGCTTCCACCTTCTGGATCGGCCAGGACTGCACTTCGGCCATGGGGTATTGCTGGACGATCGAAGCGCCAACCGCATTCATATGCGAAACGAAGCGCTCGATCGCGGTTTTCTTCGCATCTGCCAGCATCGCCGCCGCCATGGCCGCCGCTTCCTGCGCAGCCATTTCCTCGGGCGTCATTGCGCCCGGTTCTTCTTCGCTCATGTCTTTTCTCGCTAGTTGAGCCGGCCCAGGACCGTGCCGAAATTGTTGAGGGTCGCATTGCCCGAGCCGGTCAGATAAAACCCGGCCAAGCCGCCCACTGCCCCGGCGGCACCGCCGCCATTATTGCCTGATGCGCCGGAACTGCCGGTGCCGCCGGTCGCGCCCCAGCCGCCGCCAGAGCCGCCGGTGCCACCCGCGCCCGCGTTGGTGCCGCCAGCAGCCCCAGCAGACCCACCAGCGTTTGCGCCGTCATAGCCTTGGCCACGCCCGCCGTTACCGCCAGCACCGCCCGAGGTATAGTAGGTGTTGTAGCGTGTCTGTGTTCGGTAGATGGCGTAATGTCCACCACCGTTGTGTGCCCCTAGATGGTATGTCCAACCGCCTGTTGAATAGGGCGGTGCAGGTGAGGGGTATGTATAATCGTACCCCCATCTACGAGCCCAGCTGCCATAATCGTGCCACGCATAGCCGGGGTTGTTGTTCTCGAAGTACGGGCCCTCTTGATAAGTGTATGGCGTCTGATAGTAACCGCCACCACCATTCCCCCCGAGGCCGCCACCACCGCCACCGGCGCGGATCGTGCCGTGATTGCTAATCGTGAGCTTCTGGCCATCCTTGCCGGGCACGTTGACCGAGATCACATCCCCACCCACGCCCGAGTTAGCCGACCCGCCGCGCCCCGAGAGCGTGCCCCGGTTCTCCAGGGTCAGTGGGCCGCCAAAACTGGCCGCCTGCGCCCCGTTGGCGACTGCGAACACCCAGGATCCGCTCGATCCGCGCTCAACGCCCTCGGGCACCACCACGCGCTTGGGCGTGCTTGATGCCCAAACGCTGGGATCGAACAGATCCGCAAGATAGGTCTGGGCACCCGAGGCGCCCAGCACCACGACGATCTCATGCGCCCAGATCTGCGTCGTGCCCTGGAACACGAAAGCGATCTGTGACGTGCCTCGCTTGAGGCTGGCCAGCATCTGGCCGTTGCGCGTGATTGGCATCAGTCAGCCCTAAGCGGCAAAGATGAAATAGGTCACCGCCGGATCCTTGCTTGGGATCGCGTCATAGGCGGCCTGCGTGCCGAACCATTGCGAGGATGCGTTGACTTTGGAACTCAGCGCATCCTCTAGCCCGGTGATCGATGAAATCGGCTGCTCGTGATCGCCCAGCGCCGAGAGCGCCGTTTGAAACACCACCTCATCACCCACCTTGACCGGGATATAGCCATCGGGCGCGGCCGCCATGCCGACCACGTCCGCAAGCCCGGCCAGGTTGAACGTTGCGCCGGCCGCCATCTTGTCATCAAGTGCGGCCTGCAGCCCCTCGATTTGGGCGATGGTGTGCCCATGCACCGTTGCGGCCTTGCCGGCCACAGCATCGAACAGGGACTGGATATCGAGATCAATCATCGGCAGCACGGATAGCTGCAGGGCGTAAAATTCCTGATCGATATCGTTCGCGATATCCGGCAGCGGATAATTGCGGTTTGGCGTCGTGGCCATCAGATCACCCCTAGTCCAAAGTCAGCAGCGCGAGGGCGGGCAGCTGGGCCGCCAGTCAGCTCGATCTCGATGCGCATGGTTTCCCCGGCCAGAGATCCCAGCCGGTGATTTTGCTCGACCCACTCGGGCAGCGGCGAAAGCTCGGTGGCCACAAGCGGCACCGAAACCCACGAACCGCCATCGATCTGCGCCCGCATGGTCATGGCCGAGCCAGCCGGCAATGCGAGCTTGAGATAGGCCGAGATCCGATCGGCGTTGTCGATCGAGAAAGCCCGCGTCACATAGAGCGCACTTGTCTCGATCCGTCCGGCCACCACCTGCACCGGCCCGAACAGCATAGGCGAAAGCGTTTCGGTGCCATTAAGGATTGCCCGCACCGAGACCGTTTCGGTCAGGTACTCGGCAAAGGAAAGCACCTGATAGGGCTGCAGCCGGAAAATCTGGCCGCTCGGCCGCTCGACTTCGAACATCACCGAGCAGGCCGAGCTGGGCAGATCCGCCACGCCCCGCACCTGCAAATCGCTGCAGTCCACCAGATCGAACGTGCCCAGCTCCACGGTCTTTGTGGTCACCGGATAGCGGGCCGCCACCAGGCGGAAGGCCAGGGCCTCTTTCTGGTGTGCGGTCCAGGTCAGCGCATTGACCGAGTCCAGGCGCGGCCCGATAGCATATGGATGCACCGTCACCACCTGCTGCAGATCGGGATCCAGCCCGCCCAGGGCCGCCACCGAGATCGCGTGCTCGCCATCATCGGTTTTGATCACAAAGGCATGCGCGCGATCGCTGGGCGTTGTCGCCGGCCAGGCATAGCGCGCCTCGGCCCAGCCCTCGACGGCGCCGGCCATCGGCACCAGGGCTTCGGCCACCATCTGGTTGGTCGGCAGGCCGGTTTCGACGGCCACCTGATGCACCAGAATGTTGTTGGCCTTATCCCCGATCGCGCACAGGTGGAAATCCACGCCCAGCAGCTGCCGGGTTTCGGGCGGAATGAAGATCTGCGCCTGCGGATCGCTGGTGTTGCTGCTTTCTTGCGGTGGCGCCGTCCAGGTGTTGATCGTGGTCACGCGGCGCATCACGTCCACTTCAAGCGTGCCCTGGCCGGTAAAGATCGCCTCGGCCACCGTGCCATCAACCGCACCCACGGCCCGCACCTGCTTGCGGCCGGCCGTGATGTTTGGCGGAATGGCGAACGTGCCGGCGATTTCGCCATTGCCATCGGCCGGATCCAGCCCGGCCGGCATAACCTCGACCCCGTCAAAGGTCAGGCTGGTCAGGATCTCGCCGGGGTGGAACCCCTTGAGAACAAACGCCACGTCGCGCTCGCGCAGGAACGGCAGCGCCTCACTACGGCCGGCGCCGGTGTTTTCAAAGCTGGTCGAGATCTGCGTGAGCGGGCCGCCCCAATTCATCACCCCCCGCTGGAATTCGCGCGTGACATCTGAAGTCCACTCGACCACCGGCACGGTCCAGAAATCTACCGCCGGGGTCAGCACCAGGGCGCCGGGCAGCGGCGAATAATTCTGATAGGGATTGATCGGCACGCATCCGGTTTTCAGCGTCTGTTCCACGATCACTTCTTCCACCCAATCGAGCGTGATCGGCCCGGCCAGGTTGGCATCGTAAATCGTCGGCTCGATCGCCAGCTGCAGGATCCCGCCACCGACAGCCCCATTTTGGGCAATGCCGGAGTCCCGGTAATTGTCGGACGTGAACGGATCCACGAACATGCCGCGCTTGGCGGCCGGGTCGCGCTGATCGATTTCCTGTTCCAGCCGGTTGAGCTGGATCAGCCGATCGTGATCCTCTTGCCGATTGGCCACGCGCCACCATTCCGACCAGGTCGGCATTCGCACGCCGGTATTGACCCGATCGGTCACGATCTCCGGTTCGGCCATCCAGGTGTTGCGGATCTCGGCCAGCGGCAGCACATCGGCCGGCGGCATCGGGCGAACCGGATTGGTGGCCGAGACGCCTTTGACATAGGCCGGCGAGCCGCTGGGCAAGAGGCCAAGAATATCGATGCGCGGCAGCTTGTAGGTATAGGCAATGATCACGTCACCGCCGGCGGCGCCACCGGAAACCGTGAACGTTTCATCGGTGAAGTCATCGGCCGCCACGCTGTCCCGATACCGGAAGGTGACCGAATAGGTGGCACCCGTTGCCGGCTCGGCGCCGGCCAGGCCCCAATCAACCCCGTCGCCGGTGCGCTGATAGTCAACGCCCTGCGTATAGCCGGGAATGTCCACGATCGACACCACCGAGCTTTCGGGCAGCCCGTCAATGCCATCGGCGACGGCGCCGCGCGTCACATTCACGGTCCGCTCTTTGGTCAAAAGAATGGTCGTGATGGCGTCGAGCGGCGCACGCGCCAGCGTGAAAGTCTCGCTCGGGTCGCCGGCATAAACATGGGTTTCGCCCGGCACCGCCGCCACGTCCCAGATTTCCGGTTCCATATGGCGCAAGGATGCTTCGCGCACCACCTTGCGGCCCGAAATATTCGCCTCGCCTTCCTCGATCGAGAAAATGCGAGCGCCGGCGTTCAATCCCAGGGTCGACACGCGGCAGCCGCTGACGATGTAGTGCCCATGCGGGCGATCATAGAGCGCCAGGGCCTGCATGACGCCATCAAGCGCCGGCGGCGGCGTCTGATCGAGAATAGTGCCATCCTGCAGCAAATAGACCTGGTGGAACTGGCCTGGCGCGTCCACGTCGCCACGCGCCCAGGACACCGTCGCCACTTCGCGGGCGGCCGGATTGCCATCGCCTTCGGCCTTGGATCCGGGCACCAGCCCGCGCAGGGTCGGATCATCATCGCCGGTCACATAATCGACCACCAGGCGCACCCCGATCGAAACGCGGCCGGTCATGGGCACATCGGCCAGCGTGGCGGCAGCAACCGGGAACACATCGCCGGCCACAACGATCTTGCCGTCGGTCAGGGTCACGGTTCCGGCGTCTTGGTCCACCACGGCCGCCGCGCCTTCGAACCGATCGCCATCCTGCGCGATCAGCTGCCCCATGCGCTTGCCGCGATTGCGAATGATGGATTGCAGATCGTTCAGCTCGCGCGCCTGGATATACGGGCGCTTGCCGTGGAACACGACGCCCTGCAGATCCTGGCGCTGCCCCACGCTGTCAAAAGCCTGCGGGAGTCCGCTGGGATGCTCGAACATTTCAGAACCTCATCAAAAACTTGATCTGCTCGCGCACTGTCTGGCGCAGCGGAATGGAAACCAACTGGCTGGCGATCGCTTCGCCGCCCACCAGCTCGCCCGGATCCAGCCAGAGCCGGCCGGGCTTGACCCCGGCCGCCAGCTCGGCGCCGGCAACCAGGGCGATGCCGGCGCAGGTGACCCCGTCCGCATCTTCGAATTCTGTCATGGCCTCGACATAGAGCAGCTGCCCGCCATTGACCGGCTCATAGGTGGCACCCTCGATCGCATAGACGCCCTCTAGCTGCTGCTGCACGGCATGGACGGCCCGGCAGCGCCGGAACCCGATCACCGTGCCGCCCTCGGCCTCAAGGCGCAGCCAGAGCGGCTTGCCCACAAACCAGCCGGCCATGACCGAGCGGCGCAAGGCGGCCGGGCTATCTGCCCATTTGTATTGCGCATCGACCCAGGGCACGGTCAGCCCCACCCACTTGATGCCGCCGCCCTCGACCGGCGCGATCCAGTTGCCGATCGCCAGCCCCTCGGCCTCGGTCAGCGTATGGCTGAATTCATGCACTCGGCCGAATGACCACAGCGTGCCCGCCTGCGTCACCGCGATGCCGCTTTCAAAGTCGAGATAGCTATCATCGAGCTGCGTATGGTCGGCCTGCGCCGCGTCCACATCGAATTGATGGACGCCCCGGCGCAGCTGGGAACGCTTGGGCACCGAAAGCGCCGTGATCCCCTCGATCTGCTCAAGATCCGGGCTGTCCTTTTCTGGCAGCTCGGGAAACCGCAGCTGGAAACTGTTCCACCAGGTGCGGCCGGTCCATTCTTCCGCGATCGTGGCGGCATAGCCGATCCAGGCGAGGCCAATGGCCACAGCGCTGACCGTGCCGCGCAGGCGCTGCCAACGCACGCCCTGGTCGATCAGGTCATAAAGATTGGGCACGTACGGGGTCAGCTCGCCCAACCCATATTCCCAGACCAAAAACGGCAGCATCGACGGGCGAGGCGAAACATACTTCACCCGCCGCATGGCATTGATGGCCGAATCCGCCACCGCCGAAACCGGCATGGCGTCGGCAACCGCCTTTTCCCATGGTGTGGCATTGGTCGGCAGCAGATCTGCGCTCATTAGTAGGCCCGGCCCATCTTGGTTAGCGTGACCGTGCCGAGCGCAGCGGCCCGGTTGAACGGCACATCAATGTCAGTTGTTGGCGCCACCAGCTCGACCCGCTGCACGCCATCGATCTGCAGCTGCGCCAGAAGCCAGGACAAGGTCAGATCCCGGCCCAGCAGCATGTCGCGCGCCCAGGCTTCACGCAGCCCGGTTTCCATCTGCGCCAGGACGCTTTCAGGCGCCGAGGGCAACAGCCAGACATTGGCCGCGATATCGGTCACCTGCTGGGCGGCCGATGCCACCACGATCGCGTCATTGACCATGCGGACCTCGGGCGCCTGCAGCGCCGTATCCACCTTGGCCAAGAGCGCCGCGCCAGCCACCCCGGCGTTATCGGTCGAGAACACCGCCACGTTGATCGTGGGATCCCGGCCAACCGTGTAAACGGCCGCATCTGCCACCCGCACATCGGCGCCCAGGGCTATCGAGCGATAGCGCGCCTCGGTGCCCCCGGTCGATCGCCCCTGGATCGCCAGCACCACGCGGCGCTTGAGTGCGTCGTCAGTCTCGCCCACCAGGCGAGCCACGTCATACCACTGCGCCAGCACGTCCAGATCGCCGCCGGTGGCATAGGCCAGAAACCAAGATCGGATCGCCTCATTTACCCGCTGGCGCAGCAGCACGTCCTGATAGGCCGAAACCTGCAGCAGCACCTGCGCCGGGTCGGTTTCCAGATCCTCGACATCGTAAGAGATCCCGGCATCGGCAAAGATCTGCACCAGCTTGGCCTGCAGATCCGAATACCGCGCGGCATAGGCAACCACCTCGACCAGCGCGGGCGCCGGCAGATCGGCCAACTCGGCCGGTAGTTCAGACATTGAGGAAACCCCTATTTGATGGTGACCACCGGCCCCAGATTGATTGTGAAGCTGCGCACGCCTTCCACGGTCAGATCGCCAAGATGCGCGCGCGGGCGCCAATCGACTTCAACCCGGATCCCGGCCGAGCCGAGCGCCAGGGCGTTGGCGCTGCCCGAGACATAGACGCCACGAACCCGAAAGCGCGGTTCCCAGAGATCGATCCCCACCGCCACCAGCAGCTGCCAGGCGGCGAACAGGGCGGGCGTTGTGGCACGCCCCAGCAGCTCGGCCAGGCCGGCGCCGAAGTGCCGGCGCATGACCCGCTCGCCCAAGCGCGTGGTGAAAATGACTTCGACCGCCTGCAGCGCGCTTTCGAAATTGCCGATCAGCTTTCCAGTGTGCCGATCGATACCGGTCATTTCGGCTGCCCGCGTCGGCGCCGGCGCGGTGCCGGCGGATCCTGCTCGGCCGCCAGAACCTCGGCTGCGCTAGGCGACGGATCGGCCGCCTCGGGCGAGATCCGGCCATGAGCCAGGTCATAGCGTGCCTCGGCCTCGGTCAGCATCACCACGCCCGAGCTGGGCACAGCGGCGCCGTTGACGGTCGCCACGCCGGGCGCCGCCTTGAATGGCTTTTTCATGTTCGCTTCCTTTCCCTAAAGGGCCTTAGTGCGCGTGGCGGCCGTCACGATCGGCCAGCGGCCAGCCGATGATCCGCTGGCCACTTCCACCAGGTCACCGAGGCGCGCCACCGGCCGCCCGCCTTCGCCGCCCAGCTGCACATCGGGCGAATTGACCACCACGGTGCCAGGCGCATCGATCGTCACCGCACCGCCCTCGGCCACGGTGATGGTCACCCCGCCAAAGGCAAAGACGTTTTCGCCCAGGCTTTGGCTGGGCGGCGGGTTGGCATCGGAAAAACCGCCGCGCAGCAAGATGCCCTGGCGCGGATCACCACCCGGATTGATCATGCCCACGATCTGGCCTTTGGACAGCGGCGCCCAGGTCTTGGTGGCGCCACCCGACTCGGGGTGTGGATACCAGGGCGAAAGGTATGGCTCGCCGCCTTCACCTTCCCCCAGCTTGATGCGAAAGCCCCGTTCGGGATCCACCACCGCGACCGGGCCGACCTTGATGCCGCGCCCGAACATGGATTTCAGCTGCTCAACATCGGCGCGCAGCGAAACGAATTCACGGATCATCGATCGCGCTCCACGCTGACTTGGCTGATCACCGGATCCTCGCCGGCCGGCACGAACGCATGCGACCCGGCGCCGATCGCCTCGGCGTCGGCATCAGCCCAGCCCATCAGCTTGCGCACGGCGGTGTAATCGAGCGCAGCGCCCGCCAGGGCCTGCTCGATCGTTTCGCGCAGCTTGACCAGCTCGGGTCGCCCCGATGCCGCCAGCGCCGTCAGGAAACGCTCGAATGGAGTGCCGGCAAGATCCTGGCCGGGCAGCGGATCCTGCACCAGCTGGCCGGTCAGGCGCAGCTCATGGCCGGCAATGCGCACCCCGTTGGATTTGCCGCCGATGCGCGCCCGGTCAATCCGGCTGATCCCGCTGATGAACGATCGCGCCAGCTCGGCCCAGATTTCGCCCGAGGCAGTCAGCGCATGCGCCACCTGGTGCATGATCAGATCCAGCGTGAATTCCATGCCGGCATCGGTATCGGGCAGGCCCGAGGCCAATTGCATCACTCCGGTTTCGGGATCCTGCACGCCCATGCTTGAAGCAATGCCCGCCTCGATCACCAGCTGCACGCTGGACTGCCCCAAAAGCTCGATCCCGCCACCGGCCGCGATCTGGCCTTCCTCGGTATAGACCGAGACGAACGGCCGTTCCTGCTCGGTGCGCAGATGGCCATCGGCATCGAGATCGAGCGCCGAAAACTGGCTATCGAGAACGTTGGCACCCACGGCCGTGCGGCCGCGCAGCGCCTCTTGCACACAAACGCGCAGTGCAATGCGTGACAGCATCGAAAAAACCTCAAGAGCTAAATGATTGTCGCCACGATCTGGCTCGCCGCGCGATCGTCCACATCGGTGACTTCGAACCAGGGCTGCCCCGGCCGGGCATCGGCCCGCACCTTGTCGCCCTGGCGCAGCTCGGGCGCCCCGGCCGAGCGCTGCAGGATCACCAGCCCGGCGCCGGCGACGATCGCCGCGCTCAAAGCGGAATTGCCGCGCCCCAGGCTGATTTCAGCTTCGCCCGGCAGATGGAGCTGCGCCCGCGTGTCCAGTGCTGGACGCTCGGGATCCACAGCCCCACCCACCAGGAAAGACAGGCGAACCGGCTCGCCAAAAGCACGGTCGGCCGCCCTGGTCGCCATGCCCGTTAGCTTGTGCCAGTCCATCATGACTTAGGCGCTCAACCGCACGCTGCCGACAGTGTCGCCCGATGCGGCCGCCACAGCGGCATGGCCGATCTGCTTATTGGCGCCGCCACCGTCTGCAGTGGTGCAATTCTTGGCGGCAGCGTCCCAATAGAGCGTGGCGCCTTGCGCCCAGGCGGCGCCCGTCGCCTTGTCCAGCTCATAAGTGCCCGAAAGCATCACCACCACCGGCACATTGGTGGCCACGGTTGCGGCCGGGATGCCGACCAGGTCGCCAACAACGATTGGCACGCCGGCAGTCTTGGCGCCGGCGGTAGTCACGACAATGGATTTGCCGCTATCGACAAAGTTTTTCATTTCTCGATCCCCTTGGATCTGTGAATTTGCAAAAGGTGGAGGCCGCCGCGCACATCAGAGCGCGCGGCGGTCAATCAGGATCCGGCGCCCTTACTGGCCGGGGTTTTTGTGGGCGAAGCGGTGATCGACCGCGCCGGCGCCGAAGTCGTGTTCAACCGACATGGCAAAACCCTGCGTGCCGAAAGGTTCATCCATGCGCACGCGCGGCGCCTCGTAACCATCGAGATAACCCCAGCGCCAATTGCTGCCGCGTGCCGGATCCCCGAGCAGGGTCCAGCTCTTATCGGTAATCTGCGCGGTTTCGATCGGGGTCAGCTTGCCCGAGAACGGGTTGACCGCCGAGGCCGAGGCCGGCGTGACCGAGGCCACCAGCTTTTCCGCCTCGGTGGACATATCCGGGCCGGTCAAGATGAACTTGGGCGTATTGCCCAGGAGCGCATTGCCATCGATCGACTTCTGTTTGCCCATGGCTGCGCGAGCCTTGCCGACATTGTCCACATCGATCGCGGTGCCGGCGGCGGTCAGGTTGGCGTGATCGGTGTGGAACACGGTCTTGCCGTCTGCCAGTTTGCCGTTGAAGGCGTCGGCGTAGAACGTCAATTCCTCAAACAGCGCGACGGTCGAGCCGTAGCTGGCCAGCAGCTCGGCAATGGCGCCCAGATCATCATTGATCAGCATATGCCGGCTGATGCGCAGCTGCCGGCCATAGCTCATGACGCTGATGGTTTCCTTGCCATCGGTGAAGGTGCCCGCCTTGATCTCGCCATTCTCAAGAATGGGCTTGAGCATCGGGAAATCACCGATCTTGACCGAGGTATGCGGCCGGAAATCGCGGAAGTCACGGCGCCGGGCGAATGCCTTGAACGTAGGCTGCGCCAGGGCATATTGCCCCTCAAGCGAGCGGTTCAAAGCGTTCTCAAAGATCGCCGGGAAATCGGACGTGGCATGCGAGGCGCGCACCAGAATGTCATCAATGCTGCGCGCATTGAGGATCCGCCCGGCACGGTAGTTGATGCGCTCGGCTGCCAAGTCGATCAGGCCGCGCCCCATGAACTGGCGGGCGCCATCGGACGGACCAGCCTCAGGCATCGGCGCACCCATGCCATAGGCCAGGGCTTCGGTCATGGCCGAGCGGGTCTTTTCGCCGGCTTCCTCGCCAACCTGCGCCCGCGCAGTGCCGCTAACCGCAGGCTGGTTTTCCAGCATCTGATCGAACAGCTGGGCGCGGAAGGCGTCAACGCTCACCCCTTCGGTGATCGCCGCCTGCGCCAGCTCGGGCTGACCGGCCCGCACCGCCAGGTCATGGATCGCCGCAGCGCGCTCGCGCTCAACCTCGGTTCCATTATTGGGCTGGCGATCGGTGTTGTCGTCGGCCGGATCGTCCTCGGCCTCGCGCTGCTCGATCTTGAGCTTGAGGCCGCGGATCTTGGTCTGCAGCGAGCGATGCTTGTCCTCGATCTCTCGGATCGCTTCATCGCCCAGATCCTCGGTGATCTGGTTCACCAACTCGTCGGCCTGGCGCGTGAGATCGGTCAGCTCGGTGCGCATGGCAGCCAGAGCAACCGGGCCGGCCATATGCAGCTCAAGGCCAGCAGCCTGGCCCAGCAGGCCGCCCAGAACGTCATTGCCGGCCACAACGTGGCGCACGGTTTCGCCCAGCATATCCAGGCCGGGCAGAGAGAATGCTGCAGATACAGCGACGACGGCCAGCGCAAGCGCCACCGCCAAGAAACCCTTGGTTTTCATGTCCAAGTCTCCATTGAGGGTTAAGTCGGGGGCAAAGGACCGCGATCCTGCGGCCCCCCAGGCGCAGGCGGTAAGACTGTCAGGCGAAGGACGCCTGGCGCATTCGCATCCGGGCCGCTGCTGCAGCCACTGCGTTGTTGCCGTCCAGCTCAACAGCTTGGACCAGGTCGGCGTCGTCACCACGGACCCCGGATTTCGGATCGGCCGGCACCGTGACGAAAGAGATTTCAAAAGGCTCCCAGCGCAGCGCGATCACCTTCTGGATCTCGCCCCGCTTTTCCGGCTCGATCACCTTGATCTTGAGCAGGCGATAGCCGACCGAGACATTGCGCACGATGCCATCTTCGATCAGCCCGAACAGGCGATCGGCCTTTTCATCGATCCCGGCCTTGGGAAAGCGGACCAGCGCCCGCGCATCCTTGCCGTCGATCCATGCCTTTTCCACCACGCCCACCTGCGCCGAAGTGGAATAGCGCGCATGGCTATCGAGCGCCGGCGCGCCGCTGGCGAACCGTTCAAGGTCGATCGCGGCGCGGCTGACCGTGAGAACTTCGTCAAAGTCCACCACGCGATCCCAGCCCTCATAGCGCCGGCGGCGCACAGGCGTTTCGGTGGCGAACACCACTTCCACGGAGCGATCTTCCGGCTTCACCAGGCTGGCCGACGCAATCGCCCGCACCTGCGCCGGAATGGCTGCAGTCGTCATTCTTCATCATCCTTCTGGTGTGTTTCGCCCTTGTCCTGGACCTGACCGGCCTGTGACAAACGGCGCGGGTCGATATCGAGCACCAGGCCCTTGTCATCGAACCGCTTGGCATCTTCCGCCAGGCGATCGGCCAATTCATCGGCATTTTCGCCGCGCTCGGTCACAACGTCCTGCCAGGCGCGGAACCCCGATCGCACTTCGCCCTGCTGGGCTTTGAGATCCTTGATCGGATCGGCCGAGTAGAAGCGCGGCGGCACCCAATTATAGGCCGGCGCCGGATCTGCGATGATGCCGGCGAGATAGGCCGCCTCGATCCACCAGCGCATGATCGGTTCAAGCATCAGCGGAATGATCGTGTGCCACTGCAGGCGCGAGATCATCCGTTTGAAAACCTCAAGGCCCACCTTGCTGGACGAATAATTGACCTTGTCCAGCCGGCCGGTCAGCACGAAATGCGGCAGCCGGAACCCGGCCGCGATCCAGTGTTCTTCTGTCTCGGTGTATTCGGCATAATCGCCGCTTGCCGTGGGCTGCAGGAATTTCACATCGCGCCCGCCCACCGCCTGGTAAAGCATGCCAGGCGCGAACCGCTCGACCCGCTGGCCTTTGGCGTCATAGATGCCGGCCGGCTGGTCGGTGCTGGATTCCAGCCCGAGCATGTCGCCATCTTCGCCGCCGGTCATGACACCGACCAGGCACGCCTCGATCTTCTTTCGGACGCGCTCGGCGTCCTTGTATTCGTTCAGCTCGTGCAGATCGGTGATCACCGGCGCGCCCCAGGGCACGCCTCGCACCTGCGTGCGTTGCTTTTCGAGCAGGTGCGCGATCTCGCTTGCCGGCACCCGCACCGATTTGAACCCGGAGCCGCCCAACGGACTATTGCCAGGATGGTGATCGAACAGGTGGAAAGCGGTTTTGGCGCCCAGCTCGTCCAGCTCGATGCCCTGCACCAGATTGGCGCGGCCGGCAAAAGCCACGTCTTTGGTGGCGTCGATCTGGTCGGCCTCAAGCACCTGCAGCGCCAGCGGCACGTCGCGCCCCTTGCCATAAGGTCGGCGCACGCGGCGCACCAGCCCTTCGCCACCTTCGAACATTTCACGCGCGGCGAGCGCCTGGATCCCGCCAAAGTCCAATTCGCCGGCGGCGTCAGACCGCTTCGCCCAGCGATCGAATGCATCCTGCACCGCGCGATCCTTGAACTTGGGCACGATGCCGTCGCCAATCGCGTGCGTCACCAGAATGTCGATCGCGTTGGCGGCCAGCGCGTTGTTGCGCACCAGGTCGCGCATGCGGTCGCGCAGCAGCTGCCCATCCTTGGCGATCTCGTTATCGGCCGAAGTCGAGCGCGTGCGCCAGCCCTTGCGCAGTCGGCCGCGATCGGCACCGGCATAGGCCCGCTCGGCTTGCGCCAATGCCGCGCGATGCGCCAGGCGCCGCACGCCGGCACGCGGCGAGATCATCCCAATGGCGCGGTCGATGATATTGATCTTAGCCATTTAGAATTCCGCCAGGATCGTGCGCGGCTTGTGTGACCCCAGCCGGCCGCGAAGATTGACCAGGGCGCGTTCCATCTGTTCGGTCGATTGATATTCGACCTCGGTTCTGACGCCATTCGATTGGGTCACCACCCGGCGCACGCCGCTCGCGATCGCCGCTTCAAGGTCGGCAATCTGCTGCTCGATCTGCTCGCTCATGTCGGATCTTCCTAAAACCAGTCATTTTCCGCGATCTGCGGCTTGCTCTTGGGCTGCTCTTGCTTGGCCTGGTCGAACGGGCCGACCTCCCCAGCGAACAGATCCGGGGCCACTTCCGGCCCATGCACCAGCTGCAGCAGCTCGGCCCATTTTTCTTCATTGAGCCGCAGCCGGGACTGCTGGAACCAGGCGAGCGCCTTGGCGTACACGGTCACGTCGAGCCAGTCGTTTTGCCGGCCGACGATGCGTTTCCATTCCGGTGGCGCATGCGGGTTGATCAGATGCCGCTTGCGCCCCCGCGACACCGTCTTGCGGGCTTCCTCGGCTGGATCCACCAGCCGTTCGGCCGTCAGCTCTTTCACGAACGCTTCGTCGGCCAGCTCGGGCGGTAACAGCAACGCATTGCGCGGCCATTGCCCATGATCGTTTTGGCCGGCCTCGAAATTCGAAAGGCCAGCCATCACGGCCGTTTTGATGTCGTGGGCATAGACCGGATAAACCAGCGCCTTGGCGATCGCCCGGCCCCTGGCATCCTTCACCGTCTGCCGCGTCGGGCTGCCGATCCACGACGCCCCGGCCTTGCGTGGCCGGCCATCGAGCGCGAACACGTTCGGCCGCGATCGCGTGAACAGATAGACCCGCTGCGTGGCAAAACCCGAGTCCACCCCCGAAAGGTCGATCGGCCGTTCGCCGCTGCCGGCGCGATAGGTTCGGCCGAGCGCATCGGCAAGGGCGATCCAAGGTTCGTCGGTTTGATCCGGCGCGCCTTCAAAAACTTCCTTGTCGATCAGCTGCACCTGCTCGCGCGGGCCGATCGCATAGACCGCCCACTTGATGCCGTAGCTTTGCACGTCAGCAGCCGAGACTATCAGCCCCGCCCAAGGCGGCACCGTGCCGCGCACATAGGCCAGCTTGCGGGTCGCCGCCACGATCTTTTCCCAATCCGCTTCGATGCCGGTTGGATCGTATGGCTCGGCCAGGTCCTGCTGCATGAACGTCTTGAGCTTTTGCGTGTCGCCCTCGGCATTCTGCCAGCGCGCCCAGATATCGGCCCAGCGCTCGCGTGGCGCATAGGCAGCCCATAGGTGATAGCTCGGCTGCCAGTCTTTGCACCGCCCCTCACAGGGCGCGCACTTCCACTTTTCCAGCTCGGCCGCCGGAAATGCCTCGGGCACTTTCTCGGCATCCTCGACCACCCGGCAGGCAATCCACTCGGCCGCTGCCAGCATGTCCGGTTTGTGACCGTCCAGAATGACCCCATCGCAATGCAGGCACCGGAAATGCACCGGCACGCCTTCGATCGGGTACGGGCCGCGCATCTGCCCGATCTTCAAGGGCTGATAGGTCGAGCAATGCGGACAGGGCGCATAGAGATAGCGCCGATCGCCGGCCTCAAAATCGGCGGTGATCGCACAGCTGCCAACCTCGCCGGGCGTGGATCCCTGCCATTCCTTGGCGAGATCCCCGAACATTTTCTGGCGGGCACGCGCCTGGTCGCGCGGGCTGCCTCGGCCATCCACATCGAGCGGATAGCCGGTGACTTCGTCCATCGCCAGATACTTGATCGATACCATCTGCAGGCCCTTGGATGAACCTGCATTGACGATCTGGGCGAACCCGCCGGCGAAGCGCTTGAAACTGGTTGTCGATCCCTGTTCATCCCGGCTGCTGACCGGCAGCACCTTGTGGGCGATGCGCGGGGATGCTTCGATCGTGGGCTGCAACTTGACCCGGTTAAACTTGGTCGCTTCCTCAAGCGTGGGCATCACCACCATCATCGAGCCGGGCGCCTGGTCCACCACGAAACAGAACCAGTTTTCGATCGCCGTCGATTTGCCCATCTGCGCCGCCCAGCGTGCCGTCACACGGCGAGCAGGGTGATCAGGATGCAAACAGTCTTGCGGCTCGCGCAGATAGGGCACCCGCGACACCCGGAAATCCCCCGGCCAGGGCGAACCCGATTCCGCCGACACCTTGCGATAGCGCTCGGCGTGTTCGGTGATCGTGAGATTTTCCACCGGCTGGCTGGCCTTGGCCAGAGCCTCGAAAAGCACCTTCTCGCCGTGCGGCATCGCCGCAAAGCGATCCCTAAGCGAGAAATGCAAGCTCATTGCAGGGTGACCCGATCCGTTTGGCGATTGTCGCCATCGCCAGGGAGAGGATCAGCCCCGCCCAGGCGTTCAAGAATTGTCCGGTGGAACACGTCCAGTCCGGCATTGGAAAAGCTCTTGAGCGCCAGGCGCGCCTGGCGTTCATCCCAGCCATATTTCATCGCCAGGGCTTGCGCCTCGGCTTCCACCGCCCGTTCAAAGGCGTTGCGCATCAGAACGATCGCGGCCTGGCCAGCCTCGGCCACCTCGCGCACCGGCGTGACCTGTTTCAGCTCGCGCGCCAGGTCCAGCTCGCGCAGGGCCGCTTGGGCTTCCTTATCGCGCGCGGCCGCGCTGACTTGCGTCGGCTGCCCCTGCCCCGGATCCGGCGGCATAGCCGTCGCGAGATCCGGGGCCGGCTCGACCCGCCGCGCTTGCACCAGGCGGATATTCTCGCCCCGATGCCGCTGCAGCGTTCCGAACTCGACAAGGTTTGATTTACCCTCGCGCCTGGTCGGCAGCGCCTCGGCGTGCTGGCGCAGATAGCGCGACAAGGTCGAGCGATCGATAACGTCGCCGGCAGCACTCAACCGCTTTGCCGCATCTGTGATCGACAGCCATTCCTCGGCCATTGCGTGAACCTCTTGTGCAGCGACACGTGTGCCGATGCGTGTTGCGTGTATCGCTCGCAATTCCGCGCACTAGAAAAATCGCGCAAGTCAGCCGACCCGTGCGCGAGCGGGGGCTGGGGAGGACCCAGACCGGGGGCCTTAGAGCTTGAAGCGGCGCATCAACATGGCCTCGACCCGCTGGCGCAGGAGAGGCGCGGCGATCTTTTCGAACGCGGCCTTTGTGGCGCCGATCGTCATCTCTTGCGGGATGCGCACCTGGCTGCGCACCTGCGTGAGCCGACGCCCGGCCTTGTCGATCCGCTGCATGACATGCCCGCCAAACGCGGCGGTACGGACACGCCGGGGCCAACGGCCACCGCGCATGAACGCGCCCTCAAATAGCGTTGGCTGCCCGAATGGCCGCGCCACCACGCCCTGCCGCGTCTCGCGAGGCCGCAGATATTTGAGGCGAATGAAGCCGCCCCGCGTGGTCATTTCATAGGACAGCCGGCCATTGGCCCGCGCCGTGGCCGGATTGCCAACAGCCGCCACGATGGTTTTGCGCGGCAGGCCGGTCTGCGCGGTCAGGTTGCGGATCACCTGCGTCTTGGCGCGATTGCCAACCTGGTTGACGATACGGGGCAGGATCACCGGGCTTTCCCGGTTCACCTGTTCCAGCAGCTCGGCATAGTGCGCCAGATGCTTGTCCGCCCATCGGATTGTCATCGCCATGATTGCGCGAAATGGATCTTTGCAAATCCATTTTCCCAAATGCTGGACCGGCGGAAAGGCAACAAAAAAGGCGGGCCGCCGCTGCGACTCGCCTTCGAACCTTTTTCGTTGTGGTGAAGCTATGTCAAATATTTCCCCCGCGTCAACCAGCCCGCCGGATCAGGGCCTGGACGCGCGAGATCTCCAAATTCCAGGGCTCGGCCGGCGCCGCCGGCATGGTGGCAGTGAACCGTTCCAACTCGGGATTAAGCAGCGGCACCAGCTCGCACAAGGTCACATGCCACAGCCGATAGCTGGCGCGGGCATCCTCGACCAGCGCCGGCGGCAGGCCGACCAGCTCGGCCGGTGCAGGCCCCATATCACCACGGCGGCGGTCAGGGTCGCGCCAGAGCCGCTTGGGCTGCCCCGCGCGATCGAGCGGCACCACATAGCGCCCAGGCCCTTCGGGATACCACTCGGGCACAGTATCGGACCGGGCATGCTTGATTGCCAGCATCCAGGCTTCGGGCGGCAAGGCCATGACGGCTTCATAGACCGTTAGCGCGTCATCGGCGCAGCGTGCCGCCAGAAAGTTGGCCCCTGCGCCGCTGCTATCAACCCGCGTGCCCAACGTCAGCACCTGTTCGATGGAGCAGCCCAGGCTGCCCGAAGGGCCGACAGCGCCCCGACGAAATTCGCTCACAGCGTGTTCGACCTGCTCGGTTCGAAACGCCCAGACCAGCAAGTGTTCGATGTCCACAGCCTGTTTTGCCACTCAATCCACCCCATAGTGACCATTAGTGAGGATCATTTTCTACCCTCACTTCCAAATTATATAGTTATCACAACTATTTAAGAGGGTCGTGAGGATAGAGAGGGTTGCCCTAATACATAGAGTCAACTTTCAAGGCACAAAGAGCCCAGATAGGTGCCCCGCACCCCTTCTCACACGTTATAGCGCCGTTCGACCCTCTCAATGGTCACAAAAGCGCTATAAGTTATTGAAATATCACTTGTTTTGGGAAGTGAGGGTTGTATTTCCACCCTCGAAAGATCCTCTTGATCCTCTTATCGCCGCGCGCAGCGCGGGAGAGGATCAAGAGCCTGCTCTCTGCGCAGAGTGGGGGCCGGGGGCGCGCAGATTAGCGAATAGGCCAACTGAATTCCCTTGCGAGAGCCGGTTCAGACAGCGTCACCCTGCCCAATTGGTCGGGCGAGGGCAAGCCTTCATTCTTGGGCGCTAAGGCTGCCTCTCAACCTAACCCAAGATCACCACCTTGCAGTGCTAGACTTTAAAGTGGGCAGTTGAGTAAATACGGGGGAATTGGAGAAAACTATGAAAAGTCCCGAGTATGAGTGCTTTGTTGTCGGCGTTATCGGGCAAGACGGCAGCGCCGAGCGCACCCACGCGGACTGGCTTATCGACGGAATCATAAGCCCCGTATTCCGGCAGCACTTCACCGATTTCAAAGTGTTGAGGGCGGACAGAATGAACAAGCCTGGGATCATCACATCCCAGATCATTGAGAAGCTCTTGAATGCACGACTAGTCATCGCCGACATGACATTTTTGAATGCGAATGCCTTCTATGAAATAGGCATTCGGCACATGACGGGCCTACCCATCATTCATGCCCATAGGGATGGCGACACGATCCCATTTGATGTGAGTACGTTCCTTTCCATGTCGTTCTCGCTAACCCGCCATCAGGACGTGATTTCGGCGCAAGCCTCACTCAAGACCTTAGTAAATAATGTGCTTGAAGAGGGATACATCGTTGAAAATCCGGTCACGCAGGCAAGAGGCAGGGCACAATTTGCTGAAACCGCATCAGCCCCAGACCGGTTACTACTGGCCGAGATCGAATCGCTTAGATCGAGGATGAACGCTATAGAAAACTACACAGATGAATCTATCTGGCCTCACACACGAGCAAAAGAAAGAAACAAAATTCTTAGCGGAGAATTTGGGGTTGGAGCAAGCTCTGAGAAGCAACGAGCGACGTTGAAAAAATTTATCGACGCATCCATCAAGCCAAACCTCGGCGGTAATTTGATTTTGGAAGAAGATGACAATACATCATGGATAACCGTTAGATACTCAGAAGAGTACCATGGATTTGCTCAACAGTTGATGAAACATGCCGAGAAACTCGGCCTAGACATAATACCTTTCTAGATCTTCAGGATTAACCTCTGCTAAGAAACAGTCGATCCATTGCGTGGGATCTCGTGATCTCCTGTAATGCGCCAAGACGTGTCCACCTTGATATCGTGGTATTTGTACACATTCCCGGTGGACTTCCTGAAACCGAGCTGGTCAGTCAGCCGCGTGCCGAAGCTCTTTTGGCTTGCCGGTATAAGAGCATTCATTTCACACCATTCGCGATAGAGCTTGTAGAGCGGCCCGGCCTGAATTTCCCCGCCGGGATCAGGCGAAATGCACCGCTCGACAAACGAACCGATATTGTCGCGCTCATTGCGGTATTCCTCGGTGAACTGGCGCACTGAGGGCGGAATGAACGGCTCAAGGCCATACTGCAGATAGTTGACAAGGCCGGTCACCAGCCAATTCAGGATCCCCGAGCGCTCGGCATCGAGCTTGGCTGCCAACATGGACGGGATCATGCGTTCGCCCTCGGGGATGGTCACGCCCCAATGCACGATCAACAGGCGCCGCCAGATGCCGTAGTCGCTGCCCGAGATCATCGGCTTGGTGTTGCCTGACATGATCGGTGTAAAGATCGGTTCAAACTCAAAAATGTCTTTCTGCAGGAAGCGCGCTGTCATTTTCGTGCCGCCGGTTAGCGCCTTGATCAGATCTTCCTTGAGCGGCGCATTTTTCGGCAATTCCTCGATCGTCGCCAGGCGCGCATTGTGCAGGCGGGCAATGTCCGGGCTGGCCTGCTGGCCACCGCGCTGATTGTCGCCAGTGATGGTTTCCGGGCCGACAACGGTGCGATAGGTGCCAGCCAGGCGGCCCAGCACTTCAATGAACGCGCTCTTGCCGTTCGCTCCGGTGCCGAAGTGATAGACCACCTTCTGTTCGTCATTGCCGGCGATCAGCAGCGCATAGGCATGAAACACCTGCAGGAAGGCTCGGATCGCGGGATCTGGCTGCAGCTTGCCCAAAAACTCGGTTTCAAAGAATGGGCAGGTGGCGTTTTCGTCATAGTCCACATCAGCCATCTTCGTGATCAGGTCCGCGCGCTCATGGCCGTCCACAAAGCGGAACTTGCCCACCATGGCATCGCCCTCGGCCGGGCCATCAGGATCGGGCTCGCGCCAGAATTCCAGCGTGCCATTGCGCAAGTTGAACTTCATCCGGCTGGCGTCGAGTTTGTCGGCCTCGACCGCCCGATGGCTGGCCGCCTGCAGAAGCATGGCGCCGGTCTTTCCGGCATTGCCCGATTGAATGGCGAATTTTTCCCGATCGGCGCGCTTTTTGGACCGCTGCGCAATGGCACTATCGGCGTTTTTGATCAGCTCGCGATCGGCCTGCGTCTTTTCTTCCTCGGGGATCTGCCGGCGCGGCCGTGCCGCCTGGAGCAATCGCGCCTGGCCGGGCGTGTACTCAATAAAGGCCCGTTCAAGCTTGATCAGATCGACCAGTTCTTGCGCCAGCAGCCGAATGCGCAGCTCGCCATCATCCCGCTGCCAGAACCGGCCAGACCAGACCAGCCAGCCCATGCCCTGCACATAGGCCATGTCTGCTCCAAAATGCTTGACCAAGCGCCGGCCATTGTCGCGATCGTTCGGGTCGAGCTGGGCGCATTCACCAATGCAGAAGCGCCGTTCATCATCCAACTGATCAAGCGCATCGGCCGCCGGGTCATCATCATCTTGCGCCGGCGCGTCGCTGTCATCATCAGGTATTGCGCCGGGATCGTCGGCCTCGGGCATTGGCGGTCCGCCCATATCCTCTTGGCCTTCCGGCGCCCCCTCGCCATCCTCGATCGGATCGATATCAACGTCCCGCTGGCGGCCCATGGCTCGTTTGACCGCTGCCGCTTTGTCGGCACCGGCCGCCTTGGTTCTCTTGGTCAATGGTCTGCCCCTTAGTCTTGAAGTCCGTCGATCGTCATGGCCGCGTCGATAGAAGGCGGCATGACCAGGTCGTTAATGTCACCACCACTTTCGGGCGCCTCGACAAAGCGCGTCACCAGCGGCGGCAATTCGGGATTGGTTTTGCGGGCCAGCTCGCGCAGGCGCTTGTGGCGCCTTAGCCCCCTGATCAGCTTGGCATCGGTATTGCGGCCGCCGCTCTCG